AAGACGAGTCCTGTGATTGCACCCGTCATGTAGTTGATTGTGGCGTTTCCTGGCACTGTAGGCTTATTAGAGGCATACTGGCGATAATAGGTCCATCCATACTCCTGATCGCCGCTATTGGATGTCTGGAATATCTGAATCAAATTCCCTTGGCCATCGTCGGTCACGTTCTGCGTGTATCCTACTCCATTCGCGCCGATGACGTTTGCAGTGATAAGAATGTTTTGCACCCTGCTCTGAGGAAAAAATAGATTGCGATTTGTTTGAGGGCCTGGATCGTTATTAACACTGGCTATGAAAGGAAATGCCGTCGTATTGCCACTATATGGGCCTGTGGTTCCATTACCTGACGTGAAGTTGGTGTAGTCTTGCCAATTGAAATTAGCTGCATAAAACGTCCAAGGATCATTAAATAGCTTGATCTCTCTTTTGGCACAGAAACATGGCTGATTAACCGTGATGTAAAGTTCGCTATTGAAAGGATAGACATCTTGCCCGACATTCGTCTGGAAAGTGTAGACATCCTTGAGCTTTAAAGATCTGAACTTGGCAGGCAAATCATAGGCATAGAAGCTATGCATTTGTTCAATGATGTAGGTATCCGTCGCCTGAAAAGAATTGCTAGAGCCCGTAAGTCTACGAGTTTTAGCGATTGCATCCGCTAGGGTTGGATAAAGAGGGTATGTTGGTACATAGGTACTCATTCTACTGGCTCGTTGTCAAATGCGTCTTCTAACGTGACCGTGGTGGTTCCTTGTATGATCCCAGAGCCGGCCGGCACTGCGACGCAAGGTACTTGTGGGTCTTCCATTGATATAAACGGATAAAAATTCGTCGTGTCTACTGCTATTGTTACGGTCGTTGGAGTGATTGAAATTATTTGGGCTTTTTGATTGTTTAGCTGAATCATCCCATTGGAAGGAGGAACTCTAAAGCTTATCCATTCAGCCACAGTAAAATTGTGATCTTCCTCGAAGGTAACAACAGCAGGAGATGCCTGTGTTATATTCTCGATATATTGCAGGTTAGGAATGAAATTCGCTCCATAGGGAGGTCCGTAATTGGAATTAGGGACGCTCAAAGCACATCCATCGGGGTAAACCGAACTCTCGATACTACTTCATAGCTACGAGGTGCCTTTTTTCCATCGGCGCTCAGTTCCATGTTATATCGACGGATTTTCCTTTTGGTGTTGTTTAAATGCTTGATGATTCCCATAGGCAAATCGCAAATCTCTCCGTGGATCATCTTAATCATTTGGATTGGCTCGCCTGGATATTTTCTATAGGCAAACTCTAGCCATCCACCTTGTGCATCGAGGAATTCGAACATGCCTTTTCGCATCTTTTCGTCTTCTCTGCGCATCTTTTTGACAAGTTCATCTCTCTCAGCTTGAGGTAATGTATTCTTAATTTTTTTGTTTAATTCTCTGACTTCCATTGTAATTCCTTTAGTTAAAGGAGGGGGATTTTATCCCCCCTCCAGGTGGTTATGCGTTAGTGATTCCATTGTTGAAATCAGCTTTGAACGCAAACACTTGCATGTTGGCGTTTGCTACCCCTACGGCAGACAAACCGATGTTCATTACGAACTGCGATTTGTTGTCGAAGGCATCAACCAGGTTTGTGCCTGGAGGCGATGCAGGGATCGTTGCACTTCCGTTAAGAGGTACAACACCTGAACCAGCAGGCATACACACAGCGGGTGAAGCGCCACCTGCGAAAGCCGCAGATGTTGGGAATTGGAATGCAGTAAATCCGGTCGTATCTACGTCGATTGTGATCGAAGAGACAGTTGCGGAGTTAGTTACACTCAAAATCCTAGCTCCACCAGAAGGATTGCTTGAGAATGGTCCACTTCCCGACTTAGCTGTTAAATTGCTCAGCTGAGTCATGCCGTAAGGCGTTGGGATTTGGAAGTCTACAATTTGTCCTGGTGTGTATGAGTTCTGTCTGAAGAAATACACCACTGCTTGAGTCGCTTGCGTAATGTAAGCTACTGGCAATGTGTTTGGCAGGAATTGGCTTGGATACACTTTTTGGTAATATCCAGTCGTTCCGTTCGCTACCGTCAGACCAGCACTCGCAGCTGAAGCAGCGAAGCCAAGCGTAATGCTTACTCCGGCAGATACAGCTGTTACCTGGTAAAGATTAGATCCACTGATTTGTTGAGCCCCAGTGACGTTGATTAGACGTACTAAGTCGCCGACGTTGATACCAGTTGTGGTACCTGTCGAAACAACAAATGTAGATCCATTGACGGCCGTAATCGCAACTTTTGTGAAAGTTGGAGCATGGGTTTGGTCAATGAAAGTAAATCCACCAGATGTGCCTTGAGAAGCATAAGTGGTGACGCCCGAACCTGTAGAACTTGGTTGCCCAAGAGCCAGATAAGAGCCAGCAGCCATCGAACTAAACCATTCGGAATAGATCGGATTGGCAGCTGTTGATTGTGCGCCCCAATTGGTCGTATCCTTGACGAAAACCCAATCAGGTTTATCTGTCATAGGGATATTCTGAGCAATTGGAGTTGCTGGGTTGGTGTAAGTCCAAGACCCAATAAAAGAAAATGGTTGCATTGTGACCTCCTTTAAATACCTGTTGAGCGTAAGTTTTGAATCCAGAGGTCATTGGTGATGCATTGCCCTTGGTAGAACGAGCAACCAGCAGTATGTCGTAACATACATGGGTCGTTGTTATAACCAGGAGGCAGATAGATAAAGCGAGCTTTACCACCTGCTTGCCACACAACTTTGTAAGCTTCTTTAGCTGCTACGAAGCAGTTAGCAATGTCATTTCCAAGCAATGAAGCATTGGGAGAGACAGAACCTTGCTCTGAAGCAAAGAATCTCACGTTATTTGCTCCGCCGATCTCAACGCTTAGCGTTTGTGAGATATTCGGATATTGGAATTTCTTGATAAATCCACTCATATTATAGAGCACTGGAATCATGCGAGTTGTTAACATACAACCGTATGCATCGCCGATTGGTGTGGTACCAAATTTCAAATCAGCTTCTACGATGTTCGTGATGTACTCGCCGCTGTTGTTTTGCAGCACGGTAAATACGTCATCGACATCGGAAATATTCATCTCAGTAGGAATATCGCCGTTAGATCCGCCAGTGCAGTTGATAATAGAAGCAGAGCTTTCTAAGTTATCTCTCTGTAGCGCATCTTGGGTCTCACGGAGGGACTGTCCAAGTCGAGCTGCGGCAGAATTTAATACGGGATCTTCGTTAGTGATTGTGACCTGACGAGTCAATACGATATAAGTCGCATAGACACGTACACGGCAGTCCACATCAACTCTGTTAAGTTGTTGTGGTGGTGGGTTGTTTTGGCCATCGTCGAGAGGCACTTCAAACAGGTCAAGCCTGTCGTAACGTGACTGACGGTCGATGAAGCCTTGATTGTCTGGCAATTCCACTGGTGTAGCAAACAACTGGTGAATTAAGTTGTGCTCTGGAGTTGACAGCAATTTTGCGTTGTACCGCTGTTGTATTTGCGGTGGCAACGATGCAATTGATACTGATCCTGACATTTTTTATGTTCCTTGACCTACTGGGTCATTTCAGGAACCGAACTGGCAAGTGCTGCATATCCATGCATTTCACGGTAGAGGTCTTTCTTCATAGCATCAGTGAGTTTGAAAGCTTGGGCAATTGGCCGCTTATCGAATGCCATCGGAGACGTTACCGCCTTCTCTGACTTTTCAATAGCCTTGTCTAATTCCTTCTCTCTCCTACTCTCTTTTGCTGATTGTGTCAGCCCCATCGCTTTGATGTATTTGTAGCTTTGTACGCCGATTTTATAAGGATCTTTTGATTCCGCAATCGCCGCCGCCAATTCAGGTTCTTTTTCTTCAAGCATTGATAAAGTTTCGGGATTGACGACCTCGTTGAAATCTGAATATTGACGACTTAAGCGATCCATGAATTGATCTTGATCTCGCTTTTCAAGGGCTTTTTTAACCTCTTGTTTGACGAGATCCTCAGCGTTTTTGAGCACTTTCTGAGAATTCTTCTCAGCCAGTTTTTTCACCTTACCTAGGGGAATGAACTCTTCATCGCCGATTTTATCAAACTCATCGAGCTCTTGACGCACAGGCTGCTGACTGGCAAGCTGGGCTTGCATTATCTGCATCTGATTATCTCGTAATTGTTTCAGCTCTCTTTCGAGTTCGGCATTCTTAAGACGCATCGCCTTCAAGTGCTGGTTTGTCACTGGCTCTTGAACTTGACTTGCCTCTTTCACTTCATTGACTTGGGTTTCGACCGGAGGTGCTACCTCTTGTATTTCGCTATTTTGGTTTTGCTCAGTCATGAATTTCCTCTCTGTTGGTGGTCGGCTATGCCCACACTGTTACGCCGCAACGGTAGGCTACTCCGTCTTATTTGCGCCTTATTGTTGACTTTGTTTAATAAAAATAATATATGTCAAATAAAAGTGACGTATATGAAATGTGATAGTTGTAAAAAGGAACTGGTAGTTACTGACTTTATAAATAATCAGAAATATTGTTATCACTGCATGTATCGGATTAAGCTAAAGAAAACAGGTGGAAAGCGAATAAGGAAGAGCCACTTCTGCCGAACATGTGGCAAGGAAGTTGTCCGAAAAGAAAACTTCAAAAAAAGGCAAAGAACCGTTTTTTGCTCTATCGAATGCGCAGGTATGGGTCATAAAAAACAGGTTAACAATCACTGGACTAGAAAAATTCGAACAGAAACTTCCTGCAAAGGAAAAGGGACAAGAACATGGACCATCAATCGCATATAGACCCTACACGTAAAACTGTCGGTGCTATTTATAGGGATGCTCAAATAAGTGGCGAGAAAGGCGTTATCATTGGCGATGTAAATCACGAAATTAAGAAAGACTTAGTAAAAGACATAAACGAAGCCATAGAACAGGGTGAAAAAGAGATGAATGGCAAGCCATTTTATCTTGCCATCTACGAAAAATATGACCTAATGCTTAAGCGCGGGCTCGTTCGAATCCGTAAAATCACAAAATATCGTCCCTATCCCGAACAAGACAGCATGGTTTTCCATGTCTACCCGGGCGGAACGGTTTATTTTTGCTGGGAACTGCCTCATAGAAGCCACATGATGAATGTCATGATGAATCCCGATCTTTATGATGCTGACTATATTCAAATGCTTAAGCGATGGGAAAATATCCAGCTGGAATATTTCGGCTTTAAAAAGGACGATGAAGGCAATTGGGTCGAAAACGAATATTTTAGAGGCGACTATCTACTCGGATCTCCAAAAGTAGAGAAAAAGCCGAAGATTCTACTTGCTTAGCCAGCTTCCCCAGCGTTGCATGTATGAATATATTTCATGGATCTGATCTAATCCAAGCTCGGCGCATAAGGCCGCATCTCTAATGACGGCCTCATGTTCTTCTCTTCCTCGGATGTTAACCCATTTTACTTGAGGTAATTCACTCGAGGGATTTTTTCTAACGAGATTTAAATGGGTGTTATGTTCTTTAAACTTGCAAGGGCAGCCTGGAGTACACACGTTTTCAAGAGTATATTGCGCATCAATCTTCTGGTAACCTGTATTCCTCGCCATCATCAATTACTTCTCTCAACTTTCCGTATAGTGCTTCTATAATCCATTGCGTTCTATTTACCCATGGTTTTTTTCTTTTCAAGAAGGCATCCAATTCCATTAAAATGCTCATTGGTATTCTTATTAAAACCGTCTTGAATTCCATCTCTTTAATTGCCTTAACTTCAGCCCCTTTGTCAATAAATCTTTCTGTTTCTTTGTTTATTTTTTTCTTGACTACCATATATCTCCTATATTTTTGGTATATTAATTATGTATATCAGCTATATACAGCCATGTAGAGATCTAGCATCTCTAAACATGCTTTTTTATCTGGATGAAGCATTTCATGAACTCCGAGTCCTTCGGCAGCTGCATTTCTAAATGCCTTGCGGTTTCCAATAGTACAATCAAACGTCTCAATCTCGGTGAATTCTTTTAAGATTTCTTTTGCCTCTTGATTATCCTTTCCTGAAGCATCTGCTTGAGTAATGACTGCACAAATCTTTAGTTTTGAATTAAGACATTCCGACAAAATTCCCTTGATAGGAACAAGTGTCCAGATGTCTATCGAACTTGGTTTAAAAGGAAGAATTAACTTATCTGCGACAGATAAGGCCGAACGCTGGGATGTTGTATCTCTTCCACCTGTATCCACGATGATATCATCAAAGTCTTCTTGAAGGCGTTGAAGATTTGAATAAATAGCCTTTCCTGACATGCATACAGTCGAAAAGGTTCCCTTTAAAAGATCAGGTTCGCAAGTATCCCTTTGCTGCGACCAATCCCATGCACTTTTTTGCTCGTCTGCATCTACCAGTAAGATTTTCCTACCCATAGTACGAAGAACGGCCAGATTGGTCGCTATCGTTGTTTTTCCGCTACCACCCTTGATACCACCGACTACAATAATCATATATCTCCTATATGGTTGTTATATATTGAAGATACAACATACATAGAGCGTGAATATCAGGGCAAGTATATTTTTGTAAAAGATAACCTCTTGATATCAACAGAAAAAAACGCTAAAATAGATGCGAAAGGAGAGATCATGGAACAAAATTTAGGATTAATTATTGCAATTGTAACAAGTGCAGTAGGAATTTTAGGAACGATTTTGGGTGTAGTAATTCCCCTACATCTTCAAACATTAAATACATTAAAAGCTATTCAAGAAGAAATGAAAGACTTTCACGGTCGGCTTTGTGCTATTGAAGAAAGAAATAAAACTAAAATCATTGGATAAATTAAATAAAGACACATCATAAAATGGGGCCGATATCTCACAGGTATCCGCGCCCCTCGTTTATGATTTTCAGGCACAAACGACTAAAATAAAGAGTGGTGCGGGTTGTATCGCCAATCACAGCCGTTTTAAGGGACCACTCATAGAACTAAATTACTGCTTAGGCGTATGCAGCGTCAAGGTCATTTTTTCCTGACGCATCACATTGTTTTCGATATCACGCATGGTATGCTCAGGTTCTCGATAGAACTTCTGTGTATATTGCTCATCCATACGAATCGGGCCTTTTTGCACTTCTACAGCGTAAGGCTTAGAACTTTCTCGTTTAGACATTGCTGTCTCCTACTTAAGAGTATCTGCCTTGATAAGCCTGTTTATTCACATCTTTGGCCATACCAGCTTGGCGTTTGTCTTGTCTTTCAACATACTCAGTAGTCTTGCTGAAACCACGCTCAGCAAAATCTTTCTCAGGCTTTTGGTAGCTTTCAACAGTAGGCTTCATATCGCCTTGTGTGTAGCCATGTTTTGCCATTTTCTCTTTCATAAAAACACCCCTTTTAAATGCGTTTATTCACTATTTGCATTGTTATGCAACATTTTGTTTACCTGCAACAGTTTCTTTTTCAGGATTAGCGGCAGGGCTTAAAGCTTGAAGAATTTCAACCTGCTGCATCAAATGTTCTAGATCCATGCCTTTTAGTTCTTTTAGGGCTTTAACCACATTCAGAAGGCTTGCAGTATCTTCTTGGTGAGCTCGGCGTAGTTTATCTTGAGCCACAGCCCCATCGGTCTGGATTTTAGCGACGCGCTCTTTAGCGAGCCCTTCTTGGCTATGCGCATAGGCGACTTTCGTCATGTTGTCGATCTGGATTTGCTGCATTTGAAGCTCTTCCATCTTCTGCTGCTGTTCCTGCATCGCTTTCTGCTTAGCCATGACTTTCTCAACGATGCGGTCCTTGTTTTGCAGGGTCATGCACTCTAATACTTCATCGGGAGGAATCAGATCAGGATATAGTTGCTGGGCATGAAGAATCTGAGCCAACTCTAATTGCTGCTGTGTCTCTGTAAGGGCGGCCTGAACCACTTTACAGCCATATTTGAAGAATATCTTGCTGTCAAATTCAGCGGTAGGTTCCTCACCAATAACCTGTCTTACTTTGCCATAGGTCCACATGTTTTGGATAAATTCTATTTCAAGTTCACCACATAGCCTTTGCGACTCATCAGCCTGGTCAAATAGTCTTTGCAGGTTCCTAGCCGTTGCAGCCTGGCGCATCATGGTTATAATGCCTGCCTTATCGTCGATATCCATGCCCATGGCGTTAGGGTCGATCCCAGCGATGTTAAAGAAGATACCCTTGAGCATCTCTTCCATTTGCAGCATAACAGGCGAGGGAGGCACAATAGGCATTGCCTCTACATCAGTCATTTCGAAGTCTGGGTCAATTGAAAGAACCCGCCCATGACCAGAATTAAGCGCATCGTCTGGAGTAACGAGAGCGCCCTTTTTGACCTTCAATCCTTGCTGCTGAGCATCAAGAATTTCGAGGTTGGATACCTTGAGACGGTTTAGAAGGTATTGACAATCCCTCAGCATGGTCATGGGTGAGTTGAACTTGTACGCGTAGTACGGGGTATCTGCGGTAAAGAACGCGAGCATCGGCACAACGGGGTATTTATCCATACCGTAGGGGTTGGGTTCATCGACGATCACTCTATCGTTTAGAATGATGCTTCTACGGACCGTAGGCACTTGTTTTTTGATAGTGGACAGCTTTCCCTTGAAAGCCATCATGATCTCTTTAAGCTGCTCTGGGGTTCCTTTGAACTCTTGGCACTCTTCTGTCTTCTTGTCGATCAGAAAGGTAGCTTCGCGGTTTGTCAGATACCAATATTCATCAAAGGCAATCAGATTAGGGAATTGGATTTGATAGACCTCGGGCATGTAATAGAACTTGTCATCGCGATAGGTCCCCTTAGGAAGAGAAAGGATTTCATCGCCGAATTGTGGATACATGAGAGCAGCTTCCTGAGCATCAAAGAAAGTGCGGACCCACCAGAACCTTGCGTCGCTCATATCGTGCTTACGGAAATAAGGATCAAAGAGGCACGACTTCATATCGACATAGCGCCATTTCGGATCTGGAGATATTGGATCTTTTGTCGAATCGCCATAAAGATACATGAATCCAAGACCTTGGATAATTGCCCCTAGCTGGAATGCATCGCTGAATGTTTGATGAAACCCTTCTTTATGATTGTGATAGAGGCACTTTGTGAGCTGATCTGCCGTTTTTTGCATTCCATTACGAACAGGTATTGAAGCAAGACTTTTTCTTGTCTGTCTTTGCTGGCCACTTATGGCTTCGCTGATAGGATTCATGATGTTGAAGTTCCATATCTTACGTCGATATGTTGCAACACCCGGGAAGATTAGTCCCCATACCTCTTGATCATTAATGGTGAATCGTTGATTTAGATCTGCCTGATACCACTGTGTTTGAAGGATGTTAATGCTATCAGAATAGTTTTTCTCCATGCTCTGACGCAGCGATACGTTTAAAGAGTCTTCCGGCCAAAAAATTGGATCGTTGTTGCGGATAAGCCACCTCTACCATAGATATTTATTAACTTTATGCTGTAGGATAAAATTTATTATAGGCAAGGAACTAAATGACTGAAAAATCGCAGATCCCACAAGATGATTTAATGGATGTCATGGAAATGACACAGAAAATAGAAAAATACATAACGAGGGTTCTTCGGGATCAAGATCCTCAACTAGCCTTTTCAGCCCTGATAAGCGCCAGCATTAATTGCCTATTTGCTCAATGCAAAACCTTTGAGGAAGTTGTGTTCTACAGGAATCTTTTTATAGAAATCTTAGATAGATCAATACGCATGATGAAGATTAATAAGCCTGAGAAGCCTAATTAATCTTTCTGCTTTCTTTCAGCGATTGCAGCTCTAGCCACTGTAACGCAGCCCTTGAACTCATTTATCATGGCATTTAATTTATCGACATTTTTCATGTAATCTTCGAACTTATTGAGAGTTTTTTCAGCTAACATAATCCTTTCTGACCTATCCTGCCCACTCAAAAGGACATTTAGCTTATCGTGAATCCGATTGATCGTGTTAAATTCATCGTCAGAAGAAAAAATTTCCTCTAATATATTAAGTCGATAATTCAGTAATTTCAATTCTTCTGTAATTTCCGATATATCACTCGACGACATCAGATGACCATACGCCTAAGATATGTTCCAAGGCTTTCTTCGCGGCTGCATCATCTTCCAAGTCCACAAAAGTCGATGTATTGTAGAATTGGAATGTGATCCTTTTACCTTCCGCGAACATGCTCGTGACATGCTCAAGATTGATAGAGATGTCCTTTTCACCTTGAAAGCGAAATATGTCTCTTTTTTTTCTAAAAGTGGGCGTAGGTTTAAGTTCTGGCAATTTGGGTTTTTCATTCATTTCACACTGTTCTAACATTTTTCCTAGACATAACAATTGTCGCATCTTACTAAATACCATTTTGATCCTCTCATTTTTCCTGGATTACCACATAGTTCACAAATCTCAGCTGATAAGGATTCGGCCTCTTCAATCAAATCCCACATCTCATCTGTTTCGCAACACATATAAAAACGCAATGTGCCATACTTTTCTTTTACTTGTACAGCAAACATTTCAATATTTTGATTTTCTTCCCCTTCGACTATAGGATACTTTTCAGCGTATTCCTCTAGAAGATTCTCGATTTTAATGGATAGGTCTTGAATAAGTTCAAACCATCCATCGGCGCACTCAAATATAATGTCTTTTTTGTATAACCTTGGACATCTCTGGCGAAGCACATCCCACTTGTTCATACTTGCTTGTGTATGGAGTCCAATACTGAATCTAAGGGATTATCATACCAATTTCTCTGATAAGCTTCATAATCCGATATACTCATGCCACTTTTAGTTTCATATATAGGACATTCGCATTTACGCCTACACTTCTTGCAGAAGCCATAAATCATGAAATACTTGGGATCGCATTGGTCGCAATATGATGTCATTTGATCTCCACATTTTTTATGAGATTATTGAAATACTCTGAAACGGCATTTAGAGAACAGTTCCTGCAAATGGTAATGCATTGTCCTTGTCCTGTAGGTATATTCTGAAGTGCATTCTTGCATTCTTCGCAAAGGGTTTCATTTTCCATCATGCTTCCTAGTCTACTCTTGAGTCTCTAAATACACGAGACAGGTAATAAAAAACAAATAGTAGAATAAAAAGCTCATCCGGCTCTGGACAGAGTAGGAAAGTAACTATCCCACCATCCCTTTGGCGCTGCTTTGGGTTGCTCCTGGACTTTGCTCTCAGCTGGCTGCTGCACAGGCTGTACGGGCTGCTCTTGGATATCAATGAAATTAAGATAGATGGGAGGCACAACTTTTTCTGTGTGATATGATACACTATTTCCCTTGCAAATAGCGTCGGCTTTCTCTTTCGTTGACTCGCCGAATTTCATGCCAATTGAAAAAGCGCAACCTTTATCGCTATTTCTAATATATGGAGAAATACCGAACTCGAATTTGTTTTTGTGTGTATATGAAGCGGCGATGTTCAATCCCCATTTTTGAATCTCATGCTCATAGAAGGGATATAGACCAAATTTCACTTCATTTATCGGATAGATATTGATTCCGAATTCGGATACTGGCGATATAAAATAGGATGCTAAACGGCTTGTTTTATCGGATGTGGTCGGTAAATAGACATTGTAGAACACTTGAGTTTTTCCAAAGATAACTTCTACGCCAGGGCTAAGTTGATGCAGCATGATTGCCTCTTGCGATGTCATCGTGTAATAAAAGTTCGTGCCGATGGTGTATTCGCCCATGTTTCTACGAAACCCAAAGCCAATATCATTCTGAAGATATTTATATGCCATGGTATGCGTCAATTGGAATATGACTTTGTCGAGATCCGAAGGGTCAAAGTGCGATTGATGATCTAGCTTGACATAGGACGATTCCCAATCGTAGGACTTAACTCCTGCGCTGAATTGCTGGAAGGATTCGTAGGATGCAATCGGCAGAGTTAACGCTATTAGAGCACTGATTAGAGGCAGTTTCATGGGAATCTCCTGTTTTTGTTGAGTTCTTAGACTCCCCATAACAGGTAAATTTAATTAATTACAATACTACTCTTCCATCCCATATTCACCCCACGGCAACACGACATAGTGAGTCACATGCAAAGCAGGCTTGTAATAATTAGTTGGATCATGCTCTCGAAAACTTTTGGAACTTGCGCTGTAATGCGCGACATGACATTCATATGAAGCAACTGAACAAGTTGTCCAGCACAAGCAATCAATTTCTGGTAGTCCGTGTTTTTTAACGCTTAACCAATCAGGGTTATTTTTTATCATCATACCTCCTTAGATCAAATGGATTGTAAAGCTCGACAACTTCGCCTGTGTGAGGGTCTTTATAAATTAAGTCTGCTTCTAATGCACAACGTAAATTCTGGCAATTTGGACACAACCAACTTTTTCCGTTTTCTAAAGGCACAGCTTCCAAAAAACCACATTTTAAACATCGCATATGTAAGGCCATATTAATTACTCATCTGCGTTGTTAATCCACTTCTTTTTGCTAAAGATATAAAGCCTTCGGCCTGATTCGGCGGCCGCTGCTTTGAGTTCTTCATGCTTTTCGCCCCAATAACGGTCTTTATTCATCTTAAGCTTTCGTTCTTTGTTTTTTTTATAGTAGTCTCGGAAATATTGAAGCCTTCTTTCAGTATTTTTATTTAATGTTTGCATACATTACATTTCCATTTCTTATCCTCTTGATTGTATGTGCATTCTTTAGATTCAAAACCACAATAATCGCATACGATGTATGTTATCATCCATGTTTCATTACCTCTCATTTCAGTACGCACTTTCAGTGTAGGTCTTTTTGATAAACGAAATATAGAAGTAGACTTTTCAAATCCAAACAGTGACATGAAAAAGTCGATGATTTTAAACATTATTCCTTAGTGAGCAGCTTTATGATCAGAGCCATTTGATTTTCGAGATTTGAATGCCGACTCAGATGTTCTAGCAAATCAACTCTAATCTCTTTTATGGCATCGAAAATAGTCTCTGCATTTTCTCCGTCACGCTCAAACAGATCAGTAAGACGCTCGATTCTGTTTGCTAGTCTATATAATTCATTTTGCGGTGATGTCATGTTGCTCCTTTATTGGTAGGTTAGGTAATGTCATCCAATGCGTAACTTCGAATCCATAATGATATTCAACATCACAGCAATCACATGAAATTTTCCATATAAATTCTTCGTAATGTTGATATCTAGTAGCCACATATATACTTTGTCCATCAGAGACAAGAACAGGGCAACCAAATTCTGGTAATCCGTCTTTAACGCTGATCCATTCGTTCATGTTATCCCCATTAAGATTTTAAACGCTTCTTTCGCTTGCATAGGTACCACTGCATTGCCCAATCCTCTAAGACGGTCCACTCTTTGGGGTACCCCATCAGCCACTCGACCCACGTCGGGTTCAATTTCCCAGAACCGGCTGCATCCTGGAGTGTGAAATGATGGCCATTCCGCTTGTCCGGGTTCTTGTAGGCTCCCCGGGCATTCGCATCGGGCGTAGGCCACATCACAACTTGCTCCAACGTCGGACTGTATCCCGGGCTCGAGTATCCTCCTGTCTTGTTTGCTCTCGGAGTCGGCCACATCTGAGGATAAGCCACCTGTTCGTTGAGTCTGCCGGCAGTCTTTCGATAAGATGTCCCTCCTCGTCTCATTACATAATCCAGAGCTTCGCCCTCCCTCACTGGAAGATGATCCATAGTGCTTGGCGTGAGCCAATAGGAACCAACGATCTCTTTTATGCCTCGCTCCAACGCTTGCAGCGGATATAACACACCATCGACAATCATACCCCATTTCGGTAATCGCTTGAACCACGGTGCTTCCTCCTCTAACAAGGATAGCTGGGACGTTTTCAAGGAATATGAACTTGGGGAGGATTTCTTTGGCCAAGCGATGGATCTCCCAAAATAAGCCGCTTCGCTCGCCAGCCAAGCCTTTTCCATGTCCTGCAACGCTGATATCCTGGCAGGGAAAGCCCCCCACGATAATATCAACTGTTCCTCGAAACCCTCTTGCGTCGAGCGTTCTAACATCATCCCATATAGGGGCCGATCTAAGTGATAATTTAGACATTTGTGAGAGGAGTATTCCTTGACAATACTTGTCGATCTCACAGTAGGCGATAGGTCGCATCCAATCGCTAAGGGCAATGCTGAGTCCTCCGATTCCTGAAAAGAGGTCGAGTCCGTTGAGCATGTTAAGTATATCCACATAATTTTAAGTTTTTTACCAATGTTTCAAGTTCATATAATGAAGCGTTATTTTTTAAGATGTTTGCTCGAGAAGAAATCACCCAAACATTATCTTTTGTATATCCCTTTTTATTATCTTTACGATCGAGGGAAGGAGAGTTGTGACGTATCCCAAATTCTTCACACGAAAGCTTAAGCTGAAGAAGTGGGCAAATCTCTGGTATTTGAATATCTTCAATTGTAATAGCAAAATCCAAAGATTTTTTTTTCGCTCTTAACTTTGCAGCTTGCCACATTGAGTATTTTCTTCCCTTTTCTGTTTTGTACCACAAGTCACGATATTTCTTTCGTGTGCTTTTCCCCTTGTTGGAAAAACGATATTCATCTGATATTTTCTTATAGGAATCCGAAGTATGATATTTCTTTCTAGTGGCTTTCCCATTTTCAGATGCATTGTATTTTTTTGATGATTCTATTGACCAATTCATTTCATAAATATATCACGAATTGATAAATAGATCCAGCCCATTCAACATACCTCTCCACCCATACATAGCCATTTTGTTACTATTTTCTCAACACTAAATGGAGCCTGAAATATATCAATCCATGATATCTCAGACTCAGGATACATGCAGGGAATTTGCACTTGAATACGCTTCTCCATTCGTCTAATATTTCTTATGCTTTTATGTTTCTCATGAATAAGCTTCATCAATTCTTCGTTCATATCTGCCCCGTAAAGATTCGAACTCCAACTGCCAGAGCCAAATTCTGGCGTGCTACCATTACACCACAAGGCAATTAACATTTAGCATTTTCTTCTTTTGCGATATCCTGAAGCAATGCACCGATGCAGATATCCCATTCTTTAAATGGTTTTGTAAAAGAATGCGAAGGGATACTTAAAAAATAGGATTGCAATTTATTTTTATGCTTGGTCGAAATATACCTATATTCCCCATCAAATCGATCTTTAAGAAAACATTCTCTCCATGTGATTACTTCTTTATGCAATCTCTCAATTGTGGTTTCAAGTTCTTTAGTATCCATAATATTTATTTACCGCCTTTAAGTCATCAGTTACGCTGCTATTGTCTTTACGCTCTAATGCTTTCAAGCCTACTGCCAGGTACCTGAAAGCATCTGCGGCATGGCTATGTTCGTCATGTAACGGTGTGTTTTTATAGCATCCGAGCCTGTCATCCCAAACCTTTTTATAAGCCTCGAGGTGTCTAAAAGCCTTCGACGTTTTTTCTTCATCGAATACACACCTAGATAACATGCTTCGTACTGTTTGTATGCCCTCCAGCTTGTCACATTCTTTGATGTCCAATACCACAAACTTTCCCTCGAGGAGCGGCGTAACATGGTCAAGATACTGCGTCTTAGCTCCAATGTCCCTCTTTCGCGCATCATGAGGCATGATATGACGTCCGAAGCGGTATTTTTGTCTATTAAGCCAATCGCAATAGTGCGCGGCTCCCTCGTCCCAATTTTCATAGTAGTTGATGATTGAAACATTTCCGCCCCTTCCTACTTGAAAACAAAATATAGAAGTAAAATCGTCCAGACCAATATCCCAAGCAGTATGCACAGGTAGCGCATCATCGTAAGGCACGCGACAAACAGCACCACTAGCCCGAAGCTTAGATAGCTGCATACCGTAGTAAAGACCCTCATTAGCGCTCTCAAATGCTTCCTTAGCTGTCGAGGGATATTCCTGCTTCATTGCATCCCCCAATGTCTTTTGTTTCATGTGATACCAGCGGCGCTGTTCTTCGTCAAGCTTTCTTTGACGCTCAACTTCAATTCGATCAAGATACTCATTCGTTTCTTTAGTCACGATGATCTCGGGTGAGGTTTCTCTGTAACCAGGTTCTTCATACCAAGGGAAGAAAAAAAATCGTTGCTGCATTGGTGAAAGTCTTTCGGCATTGGCAAGCGCTTCAGCGTCTCTAGCGAATTCATAGAAGTATCCTTCTCGTCCTTCGGCTGTAGATTCGATAGCAATGATCTGATCACTGCTAACCGTATTAAGAGAGCCTGTAACGATCTCCTTTGCCACGTCAGGCGACTTGCTACAGATTTTACCAAACTCTGATACAAGCAGTCTTTGATAGGTTCCTGATCTGAATCCCGTTGAGACTCTATAACTTGATCCATTAGTGAAAGCAAGTTCCCCGCTGCGGTCGTTAGTTGCGCTATTAAATGTTCTTGTCCATGCTGGCATTCGGTCGTATGCATATTTAACCTTTTGTTTGAATATTTGTTCTGCATCCTCTTTGCGATGTGCTATGATTCCAGCTTGTGTGTTGGAAAGCCAGAAGCAATCATCTAAATAACTGATTGTGAAATAAGTTGTAATGCCTAATTGTCGTGCTTTGAGAATAAGCATCTGATGCCACTCTCTATCATAGAGCTGTTTCTGTGCCCAATTGAGATTGAATAAGACCTCTTCCCCGGACTTGTTTGTTATGTAATAGAGATGCGTTAATCGCCACAGCTTATCGTTGAGCTCATCTTGCGTAGGGATGTATTCAGAGGCCATCTGTTAACTTAAAATAAGCATCTCTCACTGGGGATGATTGACACCAAGGTTTTCTATCGTGAAAGCATTGCTCGCATTGGCCAGTACGATAATCTGTTAAGATACAAGGTAACTCTGTACCGCAACTTGGGCAATGCGTCATGGGAGTAGGCTTATTGGCTTCTTCTTCCACTTGCTTCATAACATTATCAATGTCTGCTTGTGTTATAGGTCTGCAAGGCGTTTCTTCGTACATTAAGCCGCTTTCTTAAGCTTCTTACGTGTCTTAGGCTTGGATTTCTTTTTGGGTATGACTTTGCCCATGGGAATCATCTTATGCTCATACGGCCATTTCATAGATGGGACGTTCTTAATATCAATTCTAGAGCCACCCTCGCCATTCTTGAATGAGAATATCTCACGTAAGACCGATTGAATCCATTGAGCTATATTCATTTTAAAGCCCTCTTATTACGCTGCACTTCGTCTAGAACTTTTTGCCTTTCTTGCTCGATGGCTCTTGCTTCCCCTTTAAGGCTGGCAGCTTTCCGAAGCTCGTTAGCGTCTGCGTCTGCGTCTTCACCTTCCCTGAGGTCGCCGAAGTAGATCCTTTGCCACCTTTGAGAGATGGAATCGCGTACGTTGCTTTTTTTATCGACATATTTTAATCCTACAATCTTTAACGCTTGTTCATAATAGGGAAAGAACTCAGCTTTCTGAATAAAGTTCTTCCATTCATTATAAGTATAACCTTTCTCTATAGTATACCATTCAGATAGATGCAAGATGGTTTTTTGATTCGCCTTGACATAAGCAATCATTTCTTTACCTAAAGCAATCATTTCTTTCTCTGAAAAAGAAAACTCTCTCGGTCTAACCATTATAGTATCTCCATGTGAATTTTTACTTGAACTGACTCGGGTTCTCCTTGAAAGTTTTGTTTAGCTTCTGCAATACAATCGAGGATTATTTTATCTCTCTCTGATATCAAATAGCTCTCATAAATAATGAAATCCTGTTTATAAGTTCTATCAGAGTCTTTTAATATTACCGTAAGTTCACTCATATTTTCAAGCTATGCAATAAAAAAGTTTCTAGTCAAGCGATGTGGTAAAGTATATACAAATTCATTTAATTATTTTCCCTTGTGTAAATGTTACATGTTGTGTCATATTGTTCAATAGAATGACAAAGAAGTCATCGAAAGGAGACAAATAGAATGACAAAGAAGTCATCGAAAGGAGACAAAATGTTCATATTCGTAAACCCTAAGACAAACAAGCTAGAATTTTCACTGAGATTTAAGACATTGAAAGAAGCACTAGAAAAAAGAAATTTATGGGGTTATGATTCGTCTAACCTATGGATTAAACTTGAGGCAGACTGGAAAAGATCTCAACGAGCTTAACCTCTCACCCTCCCTTTGAATCTCAAGGGGAGTTATGAGAAGTTAAACCAAAAAGGAAAATAACAATGAAAGATAAAATTGAATATTTATTAAAAGTTACCACTGAAAGTATCAATCGACTTGATAGGCAAAAAGCGAAGTATAAAGAGAAAGGCGATAATGAGAATTATCAATGGCACGATGGCTATGCGAGCGCTCTAAGAGGTATGGAAGATGAATTTAAATATTTATTAAAGATTACAAATTTTTAAGCCTCCCTGGGCGTAGGTATATCCTGCGCCTTGATGAGTTTTAAACACACAAGGAGATGTAAAATGAAACAACATTATAGATACGCAGTTCATAGCCATTCAACATCAAGCCAAACCTGTACTTATTATGGTACAGAACGAGGCTTGCTTTTAAAGTGTCGTCGATTTATTGTAGGGCATGGAATAAATGGTTACTATGCTATTATCGCCAATGAATATGGCCGCAGAGCGAATTATTATTATGAACAACCAATAAACAAGCCTTTAGAATGGGAGTAAAACAATGAAACCTTATAGTCCTGGAGAGGTATGCTTAGAAATAATGAATTTGTGTGTGGAATCAAATTTAACCTTTGAGCAAGCTCAACAAGAACTTTTACATTGTTTAGAAACTATGAAAAGTGCTGAAAAAGCTGCCAAGAAATTTAAATCAGCATCTTGCTTATTCGATCTTAGCTAAAATACTCCCCTCGTCGATTACGAGGAATTTCTCACCCTCATAGTCGATTTCTATTCCGTAATGCTTTTCCAAGTAGATAACATCCCCGACTTTTACTTTAGTTACTTCATCGCCTACAGAAATGACAGTGAATTGCGTCGGCTTTGAGTTGGTGATAATGAGCGTACCGTGTTTGACTTCGAGCGGCTTGATTATGATTCTTTTTCCTACTGGAGTGAGCATTCTATTTTCCTTTTTAGTTTGTAATTCTTTCGTTTTCAAATAATTTAAAACAAGTGAAGCCCAATGTGCTGAAATAATGGGTTGTTCTTGTGGGGCTTTTCCAAAAATCTTTTCAATTTCATCCCAATCAATAAGTGATTTCAATTCTAATTCCATATTCTTTGCTTTTAACCTGATCGCATGATATTTTTATACGCTTATCGCTATCGGCTTTGCCGGCCACATAGTTGCCTGTGATTATGGCGCAAATGGCGTCAACGATATATTTGAAACTCGATGGCAAATTGTCGAATTCATCAAGTTCATTTGGGGCAAAGCGCGTAAGATAGACCCTGCATGGCAATTTGACATGATGACATAATGGCTTCAGAGCGAGAGCCACAGCACGTTGTTGTGCTTTGTGCCGCTTATGCTTAACCGTCCAGTGTTCAAAGCAATTGGCTTCGCTTTTCGTCTTAATCGGTAGGTAAATAAAGACGTTTCCCTCGAAAACCGCCGATTTCATGCTTATTAAGGCTGTGGATCGAGTCTTTTTTCTAACAGGTACTAGGGCATTACTCGACCCGTTTCGTGCGATTCTAGACCCCTTAGAAAGCGTAATAGGGCCATTCTTTTTAAGCGATGCCAAACTAAAATGGGACTTCATCGTTTTTTTGGTCAACGCTCTCTCCCTTCGGTTCAGATTTTGCGAAAAGCGATTTGGTGCGGCCGACTTCCCAGCTTCGATTGTCAAGAAAGTGTTTGATATCCTCTGCCAAGAAATTGCTATCCTGCGAGTATGCTTTCAAATATTTCTTTTCACTCTGGCTTTTTACGGCGACTGATATCACATCCCAAAACATGCCGCCATTCTTCATTTTTTTGCGTATGTACGTCACACGGTGCGAATTGTCTATGCAAATCACAACTGCCTCTGCGATGTAATCATCCTCGGGGAATGCTTCATGGCTTACAAAATCGAATGTACTCATTTTTTTCTCCTGCTTTTTTGTGTTTAATCGGTCGCGTGCTTAAGTTCAACAATTTTATTTTTTTCTCGCATGTTTTTCGTTCTGATAAAATCCTCGCATCTCTGCTGAAATTGCCCATCGCTAAAAGCTACAAAAAAAGGTTCAAGATAAGAATATGAAGGCTCAAATAAAATTCCCCGTTGATCTTTCTTTTTGTCATGGTAGAAATAACATCTCCATCCCCGGCCATTTTCATGTTCGGGAAATTCCTTGCAAAATTGTTCTGCAAGTTTCTGAGTGTTTTCTTCAGGTTTTTTTGTTTCCTGTGAGTCTTTTTTCACCTGGTTGAATACCCAGCCCCCTTCCTTCATCGTGTGAAAATCAGATTTGTAAACTTTCCCTGTGCTGCCTTTGAACGAATCGAGCTTATCCATCATGAGATTTAGAAAATCTGATCCATGCTTTGCAAGCAATGAGTCATGTTCGACTTGAGTCAGTTCAACGAATTCCCTAAATTTAATTTTTGACAAAGAAGGGGTATGGGGTTGTTCTTCTTTCTTATCATTCTTTTTCTTTCTTATTCCTTCTTGTTTGTTGTCGTTCAGTTGTCGTTCAGTTGTCGTTCGGTCGTCGTTTCGGTTGTCGTTTGTTTCTGAATTTATGTCATAAACCGTTGAGCTTATTAACTCTACGATGGTGGATTCAGTTGTCGTTCCAGTCGTCGACTTTTGACGTGTTCTGTTCGTTTCAATAATTTTTATATGATTTCTTGAAATGAGCATTTTTTTGGCGGCTCGATATTCCCCTTCCGTTAAGCCGTATTTATATGAAGCCTTTAAATGACATTGACCAACCATCAATCCATCGGGTCCTCCGTTAGATCGACGAGCTGTATTGGCGATTTGAGAAAGCAGATAAAATGCATTGGGCTTATGTTGCATTAGCCAGAATGCTTCATCGGAAGGAATGAACTTTAGAAATCTTTCTGACATGATACTCCACAAAAAGCTTGCATTTTTTTTGCATGGAGTATTAAGATAGTGGCATAATCAATCGCACCATCAGCGCGTCTCCAAGACTCGCGGAACACGCCCCGACTAGTAATCGGGGCATTTTCATTTATGAATCTAGCACACTGCTGGGTTGTAAAGCAATAATCTTCTTTACGCTTCATTTACAAGCGGCCCGAATACATCTATCTCATATTTATCATCATTTTCCTCGAAGTGAATGAGATTCAGAAGCATTAAGGGAGCAAGCAAATTTCTGAACATCGTTGGCGATATCAGATATTGCTTTCGGATCTCTCTTTTTCTAATGATATGGCTCAAAAAATCGTCTTTATTTTCCCAGATTTGTAGGTAAAGAAGGGCTGATTTTGGGCAGACCTTTAAGACACGCATAAAGTTCTTTAACGGTGGAAAATCTCTATAATCTTGCATAATCCTCAATATGTTGTTGATTTTTTAATTGAGGAAAACTTACGATCATCGCTGAAACGATAATTTTCCTCGGTTTAGTTGACAGTTGGCTCTGGTTACCTCTTTCGAGTTAAATTGGCGTTTTGATGATATTCTCTAGTGTTAGAGTGCGGCTAATTGGCGTTGGCCGCATTCGTTTTCATAATATTTCCTAAAATTATTAGCTATGTATTTTTTCATCTATCCAGTCATACATGGTTATCGCTCCTTTCGTATATAGCTCTATTTGGTATGCCAGCTTGAGGCTAGGCATGTGTTCCTTTTTAAGTATATCGTGAAGCGTCGAGGTGCTGATACCCAGCTTCTCTGCTACTCCGCGCTGCTTCTTGTCATTGCTCTTCATCCATACCGCAAACTTATTCACATTTTTCCTCATTTAATTTATTTTCCTTGCAAGAATATTCAGAATTCCGATACATTCGCAAGAATATCAAATTTAGGTGTTTAACGCAACTTGTTTGATATGGTAAGATAAAAATCATTGACGTATATTGAACAGTATGAAACAATGACGTCATGTATAACACAAAAGGAGACTAGAGTATGAAAAAGAATATCATCCAAGAAGCGATCGCCAATATCGCTTCTACATCAGACGCCTTAGAAAAGTTCAGCAATGACCCAAATAGTCGTTGCAGCCCGATGGCCGCCAACTTGCTTGAGCGCATGGCTTGGGAGCTTCATAAGCAAGCCAACGATCTGCAAGAGATCAACTACCACTATGTGTCGTAGATATGAGCACAATATATTGGAACCAATGGCCTCGCTTCGAGCTCATGTCGATGCAAGGCGTAGAATTAGATATCTATCGCTATGATGATCGTTATGATTGTCAAAATGATAGGATACCCGAAGGTGAGCCCGATGGCTGCTGTACGGGATGTATGCAATGCTTGGGTCTTTCTTTGAGAGAGTTCAAGTAAGGCAAGGAGCGGGGGAGATAGACTCCCCCGTGATGAACAAAAAACTTAACCATTACAACGCCAATATCATCGAAACAAGAATTTAAAGGAAGGAAATTATGGCTAATGAAGTAACAAAAAAAGAAGATTTTTCGGCTATCGAGCTGGTTGTCATGCAAGGAGATCTCTCTAAGCTGACTGCCGAACAAAGGCTGAAATACTATAACAGTGTGTGCGAAAGTGCTGGGTTAAATCCCCTGACGAATCCTTTTGCCTACATACAGCTCAATGGTAAATTGACTCTGTACGCTAAAAAGGATTGCACCGAGCAGCTCAGAAAAATAAACGGTGTTTCAATCGAGGGACTCGATGATAAGATCATCGACGATCTCTACATTGTAAAAGCCCGGGCAAAAGATAAGACTGGACGGCTAGATGAATCTACGGGTGCCGTAGTCATCGGTGGCTTAAAGGGTGAGCAACGCGCCAATGCCATTATGAAAGCCGAAACTAAGGCTAAAAGAAGGGTAACATTGAGCATCTGCGGCATGGGCTGGGTTGATGAATCAGAGATTGATTCAATACCGAATGCAAAGCCTATTCCTGTGGATCTCAAGACAGGTGAAATTATTGAGGCTGTAAAGCAAGAAGCTAAAACAGAAGTTGAAGGACTCATAGGAAAGGAGGAACTCTTAGCAATGACGAATCTATTAAAGAATCTTGACGAGGAATGCAATAAATCCTTTCTTGCTTCGATAAAAACGATATTCAACGCGACAAGTCTTCAGGAAATCCCTAAGTCTGGTTTCGAGAAGTGCATGACTTCTATTAACAATAAAATTAAGTACCTGAACGACAAAAATAAAGAACACATGGAGATCGCTGTATGAAAAGAGAAAATTTAATTAAAATACTTTGCCACTTGACAACATCATGTGAGGAATTTGAGACAGAGTTATCTTCTTTCGTCTATGAATTTTGTGAAAGGAAATACGAAGGACAAGTCAAAAGAATTAATGGTAGATTCATGAACTTTGAAATAAAAGATGCAGGACAAGCCACAAACGAAAAAAATAAAGAAAAATTGGAAGTGTCAGTATGAAAATAATTAACGTAGAACAAGGTTCACCTGAATGGCTCGCCTGGAGAAAGACAGTCATTACCGCAACGGAAGCATGTATCCTTTTGGGAAACAATCCTTGGAAGGACACCCCCTATAAATGCTGGCAAAGAAAGCTGGGATTGTTGGAAGAAAAGAAATCCAACGATGCTATGGAAAGAGGTAAAAGACTTGAACCTTTCATTAGAGAAAGGTTCATAAAGAAACAGGGCATCAATATGACTCCCACTGTGGTTGAGAGCTCAGAGTATAGTTTTCTAGGGGCATCATTGGATGGACTTTCCGATTGTGGCAAGTATATCCAAGAGATTAAAACTGGTAAGGAGAGTCTTTATCAAGCTGCGCTAGAGGGAATTATTCCCATGTACTACATGAACCAAGTGCAGCAACAATTGCTTGTGACGGGAGCCGAGAAATGCTTCTATACCGTGGGAAGTGAAGACGTGGAAAAGGATGTTACCATAGAAGTTTATCCTGATCCAGACTTTGAAAAAGCTTTCATTCCTGAAGCCCGAGCGTTCTGGAAATGCGTTGCATTCAGTGAGCCTCCAGCTTTGCAAGATGCAGACTACAAAGACATGTCTGGTGAATCTAATTGGAATTTCCATTCATCGGAATACCGAAAGGTCGATGAAATGATTAAGGAACTGGAAAAGGTCAAGGAAACCCATAGAAAAGAGCTCATAAAGATCTGTGGAGATCAAAGCAGCTTGGGAAACGGTGTTAAGGTGATGAAGACAAACGTACGCGGCCGTGTGGACTATGAAGCGATTCCTGAACTAAAAGTGATCGACATAGATAAATACCGTAAAGCTTCTACTACTACGTGGAAGATTCTCGTTGCGTAAGCAACTATAGTCCCTATATAGCGTGTATATATGCTATATAGGGATTATATATTTACTTGCAGCCTTTTTTCTTCATCATCTCAGATTTTTTGCCTTTCATGGGCATCTCTTTAGACATCTTTTCTTTTTTCATTGGTTTCTTTTTCATTTTTTTCCTTTGCGTGGGATTTTTGCCCCACTTTTTCTTTCGACATTCAAGGCTATCGCTATCGCCTGCTTTTTTGGTTTGCCAGCTTTTTCTTCGACCTTAATGTTGTGGCCGATATTTTTCTTACCCTTAAGGAGTGGCATCTAAAACCTCGAAAGATGTTGGAGCGGCAACTTCTTTATGGCTTCGGAGTATGTCGCAGATGATCTCTATAGCGAGATTCTTTGCATCGATGTCTCGCATATATTGGACATTGACGATATTGACGAGATTGGAGACTTGTTGTAAAATTCCTGCCACATGTGTGTAACCGAGTCCTTCACGAAATTGTTCTTTTAACTTATCAAGCATGGGTTTTCCTTTTGTTGGGTATAGCCTCATGTGTGTGAGGCTGTATCTAATATCCGTTTATATAAAAAAAACTTTTTTGGAAATGTTTTTTTGTTTATTGTTTGGAATGGACAAAATCACCGATAGAGTTTGGAAGGAAAAAATATGAAAATCTTAATCTGGACATTCGTAATATTCTTCACAGTTGCATGGGTCGCCATGAAGGTTGAGGATAAATACTTTCCAATCGACACAACCTTCTATGTTGAGGCTTGATTATCGGCAGTCCTGAGAGTTCCCAGTATCTACGTCATTGCTGGTTTCTTTGTTATCGCTAGATGATGAATTATCTACTGGCGAAATGAT